AGTCATGGTCTAGTTCAGAGATACAATATACAAACTTAGGAATTGTTTAATGAAGATACAAGACTCAGAAATTGTTGCACGTATAGAGGAAGAAGAGAACATAGCGTATGGTGTAAATGACGCTGCTCTATCCAATGATCGTGCTGAAGCTATCGACTATTATCTAGGTGAACCATTTGGAAATGAACTTGAGGGCAGATCTCAAGTTGTTTCATTTGACGTTCAAGATACTATCGAGTCAGCATTACCACAGTTATTAAAAGTATTTGTATCAGGTGACCAAGTCGTTAAGTTTGAGCCTAAAGGTCCAGAGGATCAAGACGCTGCTGATCAAGAGACTGACTATGTAAACCACGTAGTTATGGAAAAGAACGAAGGGTTTAAGATATTCTACGTATGGTTTAAGGATGCGCTGCTATCTAAAAACGGATACGTTAAAGTTTACGCTGAAGACGAAGAAGAAGTAGAAGAGTATGAATATGCTGGCCTTACAGATGGCCAATTACAAATGTTAGCTTCAGATGAAAAGACTGAAGTATTAGAACATACAGCATATCCTGATCCTAGTGTAGATATGAATGCACTCATGGACCAAGCATTAGCTATGGGCCAAGATCCTGCTACGATCATGCAACCTATGCTTCATGACGTTAAGCTCAAGGTTACAGAAAAGAAGACAGAGATCTGCATTGAGAACGTAGCACCAGAAAACATGATGGTATCAGTTGATGCTAATGGTCCATCTTTAGATGATGCACGCTTTGTTCAACATAGAGAGATCATGTCTCTATCTGATATTGCTGAAGCATTTGACAAACCACTAGAATATATCAAGTCTATCATGTCAGACTTACGTGATACATTCGAAGAAGAGTCTAACGCACGTGATATTTATGATGAAGAATATGATAGAGCATTGCTATCAGATGAAGCTCTACTTAAAGACACATACATTAAGTTAGAAGGTGAACGCTACAGAGTAGTAGTATTAGGTAATACAGTTCTCTATAAAGAGAAAATGGAACACGTACCATTTGCATGTATTACACCAATGATCATGCCTCATAGACATATCGGTAGATCTTATGCTGACTTAACTATGGACATCCAGTTAATTAAGTCTACATTACTACGTGGCCAATTAGATAATATGTATCTAGCTAACAATGGCCGTTATGCTATTTCTGATCGTGTAAACCTAGATGATATGTTGACTTCACGTCCAGGTGGTATCGTGCGTGTAGATGGTGACCCAGGCTCAGGTATTATGCCTTTATCACATCCTCCATTACCAGCTTCTTCATTTGCTATGGTTGAATACATGGATAGCATGAAGGAAAAACGTACAGGTATTACTGCTTATAACCAAGGCTTAGACGCTAACAGTTTAAATAAAACAGCGACTGGCGTACAACAAATTATGTCTGCTGCTCAACAACGAGTTGAGTTAGTAGCAAGAACATTTGCAGAGACAGGTGTTAAAGACTTATTCAAGTTAGTCCATCATTTAGTTAGAACTACATTAACTAAACCGGATATTATCCGCTTACGTAACAAGTGGGTAGAAATTGATCCTAGAGAGTGGGAAGACCGTAAAGACTTATCTATCTCTGTGGGCCTAGGTGCTGGTAATAAGGATCAACAATTAGCACACTTAGCAACTATTCTACAAGCTCAAAAAGAAGCATTGGCTATTGGCATTACTTCACCTGAGAAGATCTATAACGCATTAGCTAAGCTTACACAGAATGCAGGCTTCAAGAACCCTGAAGAGTTCTGGATCAACCCAGCTAATACACCAGCACAAGAAGGCCAAGAACAAAAACCTTCAGAGGCTGAGATCATGATACAAGGTCAATTAGCTATAGAACAACAAAAGGCTCAAGCACAATTACAACAAGAGCAAGTACGTTCACAAAATGATGTTATCATTGAACGTGAAAAGATAGCAGCTCAAGCTGAGTTAGAACGCTTCAAGGCTCAACTTAAAGCAGAAACAGACTTAGCTATTGCACAAATTAAGGCACAGTCCGGAGTAATGTAATGACTATTGAAGAGTTATTAAGACAACAACCTCAATTAGGCCAAGGTGGTGCATCACAATATTTGTCTATGCCACAGCAACAATATGGCGCTAGCCAATATTTAGGTGGGCTATTAGGCCCTGAGTTGAACTTTAGCGCTCCAAGTGGTACAATGCCTAGTTATAGTGCTAACACATATCAGCCTGGACCATGGACTTATGACAAACAAAATGACATACAAGGCATGCTTCAGCAGTTAGCAAACGATAACCCAAGCCAAGGCATTTGGAGACTATTTGCTTTAGCACCTAATAGTGCATGGACAAAAACAGGATAACTATGGCAGACAAAAGTTTAGAAGAAGTTAAACGTGGTGAACAAGCTGCGGTTATATTAGAGAACCCAGTTTATAAAGAAGCAATAAGCAAGGTTAGAGAGAACATTGTCAATACAATGACTACAAGTCCATTGGGTGATGAGAAGACTCATAACCGTTTAGTTATCGCACTACAGTTATTAAACCAAATTGATAAACAACTTACTGACGTAATGAATACAGGTAAGTTAGCAGCCATACAAACAGATAGACCAAAGTTTAAGATATTTGGGTAAGGACAAGCCCACTTAAAGCTCACTTCGGTGGGCTTTTTTATTGTCTAATTTCAAGGAAAATATTATGAGTGACCAAGTCGTAGAACAGTCACCACAAAGCCGTTTAGAGGCTATGCTAGGTGATGATATTCAGTCTGATGTACCAGCTAATTTAGATACACCAGAAGAAGAACTTAAACCACAAGAGGCAGAGGCAGAGGCTACAGAACCTACTGATGAAGTAGAGACTGAAGAAGCTGTAGATGACGCACCGGATGATCAAGCTGAGGAAGAAGAACAGTCGCAAGATGAAGTTCCTGCTATCCTTAAGTTAAAGGTTAATGGTGAAGAAGTCGAGAAACCACTTGACGAAGTCGTAGCATTAGCACAACAAGGGCTTGACTACACACAAAAGACACAACAAGTAGCAGAACAACGTAAAGAGCTAGAAGCTTATGCTCAGCAAATTAAAATGCAAGAGCAAGCCTTTGCAGAACAAATGCAACTTAATAACGTGTTAATTGAAGATGTAGCGAAGATCACAGCATTAGACCAACAATTAGGTCAATACAGTAACGTGAATTGGCAAGAATTGTCTGATAATGACTTTGTGGAAGCGCAAAAACATTTCTTTACATATAACCAACTACAGCAAGAACGTAGTGCATTAGTTTCACAGTTTGAAGCCAAAAAGCAACAAATAGCAAGTCATCAAGCTCAATTGATAGCAGATAGAGTGGCAAAAGGAAAAGAAGTTTTAGCTAAAGAGATACCAGGATGGAGTCAAGAGACTACCCAACAACTAGTGTCTGTAGGCAAAGAGTATGGTTTTTCTGATGCAGAACTCAACTCAATTGTAGATCCTAGACACGTTAAGGTTTTGCATGACGCTATGCAATGGCGCAAACTCCAACAGAATTCTACTGTAAAGAAAAAAGTATCAAGCGCTAAACCTGTAGTGAGACCAGGTGCTAAAGATACAAAAGCGGAAGCTACGTCTAACGTACGTAACTTACGTGAGCAATTACGTAAGACAGGTAAGTCAGACGCAGCACAAAAACTTATCGAACAAATGATCTAATTTACAAAGGAAAAAAATATCATGGCAACATCAGCAACCAATAGCTACACCGGTAAAGGTATAGCGGAGTCATTCGAAGATATTATCTTTGATATTTCTCCAGAAGATACACCATTATTATCAATGGCAAAGCGCATGACCGCCGGCCAGACCTATCACCAATGGCAAACAGACGCACTAGCTGCAGCAGCAACTAATGCAAACGTTGAAGGTGATGACGCTTCATTCGCAACATTACCTGCTACAACAGTATTAGGTAACTACACTCAAATTTCACGCAAAACAGTTCAAATTTCTAACACATACGACGTAGTACGTAAATACGGCCGTAAGTCTGAAGTTGCTTACCAACTCATGAAAGCTGGTAAAGAAATGAAACGTGATATGGAATATGCTTTAGTACGTAACCAAGCTTCTTCAGCAGGTGGCGCAGCAACAGCTCGTACATCAGCAGGTATTGAGTCTTGGATCACTAACCGAGTATTAGCAACAGGTTCTACAGCAGGTACAACACCTGGCTTCTCAAATGGAACAGTTGCAGCTCCTACAGATGGTACTGCAGTAACATTCATTGAAGCAGACTTGAAGTCAGCTTTACAATTAGCTTGGACAGACGGTGGCGAGCCATCAACAATTCTTATGTCAGCAACTAACAAAGCACGTTTCTCAGGCTTTGCAGGTATTGCTACTAAGTTTGTAGACGTACAAGTTAAGGCACAAGCTACAATTACTGGCGCAGCAGACGTTTACGTTTCTGACTTCGGTAACCACACAGTTAAACTTGACCGTTTCATGAGAGATGCAGCAGTTCTCTGTATTGATCCTGGTTATGTTGGTTTAGCTTCACTACGTCCATTAAGCAAAGAAGAACTTGCTAAGACTGGTGATTCAACAAAATGGTTACTCACAGCAGAGTACGCATTAGTGGTTCAAAACCCAGATGCACATGCTAAAGTACAAAACGTTGGTGCTTAGTAACTAGTTATGATACAATGGAGGGAGTTAATTCTCCCTCTTTGTATTTATTATGCCAATATTATTTGATCACAATAGCGTAACAGGTGTAAGTCAATATTTTGACTATGACCCAGCTAAAGATACATACTACCTAACTTCTACTCAAGACTTGAGTGGCATGTTAGACAAAATTAAAGAAGCAAGAGATAACCCAGACATTTGGGACAAAGGCGTTAAACAAGAATGGGCGCATTTTGCTAGCATTCCTCCAGTAGTGGAAATGCAGTTAAAGCAAAAGGGTATAGATATATATAACCCTAACCAAACTAAAGAACTTATAAAAGAAATAAACGAAAACTATCCATACTTGAAATTGACTACAAAACGTGGATAAAGAAGCAAGACTAAAAGAATTAGTTAAGTCTTTTTTTGAAGACTATTTAGACTATACTGAAGTGTCAGATGGTGATAAAGAATTTCATCCTATATACATTTCATCTTGCAGAGTATTAATGACTCAAAAGTTATCTGAAGTATTAAAAGAGATGAGAGAATTATCAGGTGTTAAATGTGGATAAAGACGAATTAAGAAACGTACAATTAGCCATACATGACCTTATCACTAAGGAAAAGTATGACTTAGCAATGCCACTTATAAACGAAATGTTAATGATGTATCCTAATGATGCAGCGACATTAAACTTTGCTGGATACATTTGGTTAATGGGTGATAAACCTGCATTTGCATACCAGTACTTCCGTAGAGCATTACAAGAACAGCCAGGTAACAAAGCATTATGGACTTCTCTAGGTCGTGCATGTCACGAAATGGATAACTTTGATGATGCTATTAAATACTTTTTAAAGTCAGCAGAATTAGACCCTAACTATGCTATGGCATACTCTAATGCTTCAGCATCATTGGTCCAAATGTCACGTTGGGATGATGCAGAAAAGTCAGCTAAGATGGCTTTAGAATGTGACCCAAATGAATTACACGCACAATTAAATTTAGCTCATAGTTATTTAGCTAAAGGCCAATGGGTAGAAGGCTGGAAAGAATGGGATAAGTCACTAGGCGGTAAGTTCAGAAAAGAATTAGTTTATGGTGATGAGCCAAGATGGGATGGATCTAAAGATAAAACTATTGTTATCTATGGTGAACAAGGCCTAGGTGATGAGATATTTTACGCATCATGTATACCTGACGCTATAGACATTAGTAAAAAAGTTTATATAGACTGTGATGAAAGGTTAGAAACATTATTTAGACGCAGCTTTCATAAAGCAGAAGTGCATGGCACTCGCAAACAAGACAATGTGGAGTGGTTAAATGGAATTACTTTTGATGCAAGATGTGCAATTGGTGGACTACCTCAGTTTTTCAGACCAAACAGCAAGTCTTTTCCTGGGACTCCTTTTCTAGTACCTGATAGTGAGAAGGTAGACATGTGGAAGCACATGTTTAAGTCATGGAATAAAACAGTAATTGGCATCACAACTAAAGGCGGTACATTTAGAACTAACTCTAAAGGCCGTGAACTTACAGAAGAAGACTTACAGCCACTATTAAAGCGTAAAGATATACAATTAGTAAGCTTAGACTATAGCGTAGAACGCAAAATTGATGGCGTAAAGTACTTTGAATTTGCGACAGACGCAAAAGACTATGATGATACAGCAGCAATTATAGCTGCATGTGACATGGTTTTAGGTGTAAATACTACAGCATTGCATTGTAGTGCTGCTATGGGTGTTAAAACATGGTGTTTAGTACCAAAATGGCATCAATGGCGCTATGCTCAACCTAGTATGCCATGGTATCGCCACATGAGACTAATATATCAAGACGATAGAACATGGAAAGAAGTCATTGAGCAAATTAATATCTGACTCATATAGAGAAATGCAGTCTAAACTGCATGAAGATGCAAATTATGGTATAGCAAGCGTTACATACGCACCACTTGTTGACTTAATTATTAAAGAAAACAAAATAAGATATTTATTAGACTACGGTGCAGGTAAATGTAGACTAAAAGATGCTATTACAGTAGATGTAAAATACACTCCTTATGAGCCAAGTAATGAATTATGGTCATCTATCCCTGAACCAACAGAGTTCGTGGCTTGTATTGACGTTTTAGAGCATATAGAACCTGAATTATTGGATAATGTTCTAAATGACTTACAAAGAGTGACTATGAAATTTGGACTATTTACAATACATACAGGTCCAGCGTCTAAAATTCTACCAGATGGACGTAATGCACATCTAATTCAAGAACCACTATCATGGTGGGAAGATAAAATAAAATTAAGGTTTAAAATAATTAAACAAGTAGGTATGACTAACGGTTGTATCTTCTTTGTTAAAAAAGGATAACTATGGCTTTTACCAACTATACTAGTTTTGTTACAGTAGTAGAAAACTATTTAGCAAGAACAGACTTAAGTTCACAAATACCTGACTTCATTCAATTAGCACAAACAAGAATGTCACGTGACTTAAGAACTGAAAAGATGTTAAAGGTATCTACTGCAAGTTCTACTGCTGGTGATGGAACTGTAGCACTACCAAGTGACATGCTAGAAGTTAGAGAAATACATGTACAAGGTAACCCTGTTATTAGACTAGAATATCAGTCACCAGACTTATTCTTTAAGAATGGTCAAACCACATTATCAGGTATGCCATACTATTTTACAATGCTAGGTTCAGAGTTTCAGTTCGCACCTATATTTGACTCTACAATGACAGTTCAAATATTGTATTATGCTCAACCTACATTTATATCAACAACAACTGCTAGTAATTTATTTCTAGCTAATTACCCAGACGCTTTATTATACGCAACTCTAGCAGAGGCAGAGCCATATTTGATGAATGATGGTCGTATTCAAACATGGTCAGCTTTATATGACAGAGCAATTGCTAATATTAAAACAAGCGACTTGGGTCAAACATACCCATACACTTCACTAAGCGTAACACCACGATAAGGAAAACAAAATGGCAGAAATTAGTAATTACTTAGAAAATGCAATTATCAATGCAACTCTAAGAAACACAACATATACATCACCAGCAACAGTTTATGTATCACTATGGACTTCAGACCCTACAGACGCAGGTAGTGGAACAGAGGTATCTGGTGGTTCTTATGCTAGAACAGCAGTCACATTTGGCGCACCATCAGGTGGCGTGTCAACAAATAGTGCAGCAGTAGAATTTCCACAAGCTACAGCTTCATGGGGAATTATTGGTTGGATAGGTATTAATGATGCTTCTACATCTGGTAACTTACTTTACCATACAGCATTAGATACATCTAAAGATATTGACTCAGGTGACATATTTAAAATTGCTACAGGCAACTTATCTGTAACATTAGCTTAAGGTAAATTATGCCAGTACCAATGACGCTAGAAGAGCTAGACGTTTATGGTAGCTTGGAAAATGTACCATATAGTTTAGATAACACGTTTTATAA